GGTGTTCTATTACTCATAAACTAACCTCTATCCATTAAGTAATCGTTTTAAATCATTGTATTGATTTTGAGTTAAAACTTCGTACGTTGGAAACATGAAAGGTTCTTTATTCATGTAACGCGTACCGAATTCTAAATAGCCGCTGTAATAAGCATTAGATATTACTCTATGATGTAATTTACCAACCTTTTGATACTCAATTTGTCGCCATAAATTACCAGTCCAGTAACCTTTAATCATCACTGCTTTAGCTTTCTTTTGAGCGATTCCTACACCTTCTTTTGCATTCATTTCAAGAATAAAATCAACATCATCATCTATATTGTCATGCATAGCTCTCATGTGTTTAATCAGTCTATCTAGACCTTTAGTTTCCACTTAATAACTCCTCATGAAGATAAATTGATGTTTTATGTCGATACACTCTTACATCTGCTACTCGATATCGTAGGGCTCTCAATATTGCGTGAGTTGGAATAATTTCCAATTCATGATTAAAGCGAACCACGGTAATATCTTTATAGGCTTCACCAAATTCAGCAAGCACTCTTTCCCTAGATAAAGCACTACTGTTACATGGAATATTCGGTAGTATCATTTCGGTACTTTCTTTCTTCTCAGTAACAGGATTATACTTGGCCACTTTCTGAACAATTAAATCAATCCTATCTTCAAATCTCAATAGAATTTGATACTTCCTTTTCGTTCATAAGTTTCTTTAGGGAAAAGTGCTTCAATAATCGGTAAATATTCATCAAAGTCTTTAGCTTCATACGTGCTTGAGCGACCATCTTGTGACTCACTCGACATACCCTCAGCACCAATACGGTTATATCGCTTATTTGATACTTCAACCACGATAAACGCTAATGCTTCAGGTACATCATTTGCACGAAGTTCTATCGGCAACCTAGAAAGTAATTCAGCTTTAACGTTTTTGATAATGACTTCAAGTTGTTTATCTTGTAAGTCATCTTTCAAACCAATACGAGTTTTAACTTGATCTAAATAATCCATGTTTTCACCTTCTTATAAACGACGGATTAAGCAGTAGTTGTCGTTGTAGTAGGTGGTGTAATAGTCACTTTAACAACTGCATCAATGTTTTCTGGGAACATTGAAATAGCATGCATTAATACTGTTTCACTTGTTAAACGACTTGAATCCATATCATGTAGCACACCAACAAAACCAGTTTCATCAACACTGAATGGGAATGCTAATGATAAATCACCATTAGGATTTGCATAACCTACGTTTAAGTTTTCTGCAACTGTGAACCATACTTCACCTTCTGGAACATCAGAGAACTCAATAACTTTTGCACCTACATAACGAGTAAGTAAGTTCATTCCAAATTCAGAGCCATCAGAATTGATTAAACCTTCTGCTAAGTGACCAGCTACATCATTAGGATTTACTAAAGCGATTGGTGTGATTTCTGTATCTAACAATACAGATAAGTTAGCACGACCTTTAGCTAATGCGCCTTGTAAGTTAGGTGCTGATAATTTCGCTTTATTTGTACGTGCTTTGTTTGTTAATGCAGCATTTAACATATTGAAGAAATCTGTACGGAATTGTTTTTGAACATAACGTAACATTTCATCATCAGTACGATTCACTGCTGTACTAAATCCATGTGCTTGAATTGATTCTGCAGTCGTTGCTTTACGGAATTTTTTAAACTCTAATTCTGTGATATTAACTAACTCACGTTCAACTTTAGTTAATGGGATAACGTCACCTTCAGCAACTACTCCATTTTGATTGCCTTCAGGATTTACAGAAAAACGATATTGTTTTAATGCTGTACCAACATTCATTGGTAATTTATTTGTAATGTTTAATGCTTCAAATAGTTTATTTAAGCTTTCTCCTAATCGATTAACGAAGTCGATTGACTTAGCTTCGCCTAAAGCTTGTACATCAATTTGATTTGGTTGTGCTGCCATTTAAAATACCTCCATTTATTTAAATAAGTGACGATTCTGAGCAATAGCCATTTGTCTTTCATCAGAATCTTTAATATTCATAATGTCTTCTCTAGTCATACCACCAGATTTGACATTTTTAGGAGCGCCATTTCTAAGCGACTCTTTCACTTGTTCTTTGACAATGTTGTTAATTACATTAGTGAGTGCATCGATATTTTTTTGAGTGCTTTCTGCTTCAGTCGTTACAACAATGTCTAAAAGATCATCTGTAGCTGTAATATTCTTCTCACTAAACATTGAACGTGCTTCGTTCCTCATAGAATTCATTGCTTCTTTTTGACGAAGTTCTTCATTCTCTTTGCGAAGCTTTTCCATTTCGTATTCGTTTTTTTGGTCTTTGTTCATTTTAGCGAGCTTTTCAGCTTCTTTAGCTTTTTCATCAGCTTTCTTCTGTTCACGAGCAACTCGCTCTTTAATCAATTGATTAACTTCTTCTTGCGTAAATGTTTTTTCAGTCTTATCTGACTGCTCTTGTTTATCGTTAGAAGTATCATCTTGATTACTTTGGTTTTGCTCGTTTACATTTGTTTCTTGTGTTTCAGTAACGTTACTTTCTTGTGCCATGAGATATACCTCCGTTTATAGTCTGTCGACTGTATATTCCATGCGTGCTTTTAACGTCTTCAGCACGTTTTGGACATAAAAAATAGCCATCACTTGAATGTGATAGCTAATCAATATCAATTACTATTTTCTTATCAGTTCTATACTTACCTTTACGTTCTGCAAAGAACTTATCACGCCAATTACCAACACGTGGAGCAGTTGAACATCTACAATGTGGATGTATAGGTGCAGCATTGACACCGGGAACCATATTCTTTACTTTGAATATCTTACCGTTCAATTTACTACAAACTGGACAAACCTTTGTTTTTTCACTGTTTTTCAACTTACTTAAATCTAGGTTTTCTTCATAAAATCCCGGTTTTGGTAATTCACTTTTAGATGCTAAAAATTCATATTCACCATCTTCTCCAAGTGTTTTTAAATAAGATAGACGCTGTGCTTCTGTTTGCGCTCTAGCTGATTCAGTAGTTAATAAGCGTTTAGCATTGTATGTTGTTTGGCCTGTTTTCTTTTTAAACTCTGCTACATACACGTTAGGATGTCTGCCACGTACAACTACATTCGTTGTGATGCGCTCAACTTCTTCTCTTACTAAATCCATATCATCCCATAAACGTTCTGACCAAGTGACCTTATGAAACTTACTATTAGCAATAGCTTCTGCTTTTTCTTTAGTAATTCTAAGGTCGGCACCTAAAATACCAGCTTGTTCTTTCACTTCACGGGTAATTGAATCAACTAAACCATTCTCAATCGTCTTTTCGACTTCTGCAGTTGATGATTTAACTATCAAATCTAGATTTTCTTTGAGTAACTTCTCACGAGAAATCTTCATTTTGACATTATATTTCTTTAATTCTTTATTCGCTTTCTCACTAAAGTCTTTATTCTTAACATATTCTTTTGCCTTAGATTTAAATGCTACAACATCAAATGCATCTACTACTTTCTTTGCTTCGGTAACAGATAAACCTTCAGAAGTAGCAAACTTTGCATAGAAAGCAAATATCTCTTTCAATATTTCTGCATACATCAAAGTAATAATACGATTAATCTCAGCTGCAGTTTTAGCATCTTCAACTACATTTTGTTCCATGACAAGTTGAGCGCGTTCTATCCAATACTGAGGATCATATTGTTCTGCCATTACCTTCATCTACCTTTTCGGATGAGTTGAAAGCATCTTGATAACTGTTCGCATCAGATTCATCTCTTTCTTTCTGACGTTCTTCTTTCATTTTTTCCATTTCTTCATGTGGATCATCAATAATATCTAGAACTGATAAACGTGTTTGTTCTGAGACACCACCGCTTAAAGCGTTAAATGCTTCGATTGATTCCATTAATGACTTAGGCAAGTTAGGAGAGAACTTGATTGTAATCTCTTTATATGAATGTTGCGTTAAATTTTCTATATTGATGTTATTGAATAGCAATTTATATCGTTTCATCAAACCTTTTTTAAACAATCGTTCTTTGATTGCTCGCATTTGCTCAAGTCCGAATAGCTTATATTTCATTGCTTCTCCACTTTGAACACCACTAAAGTTTTCATCACTTAAATCAGGTGTATTCGTAAATTTATGAATATCTCGCTCTAACCGGCTTTTGTATGCTTCTGTTCCAGCCACATCATATTGTTTATAGATATATTTCACATCTGCAGTACCTTCACTACCATTGGCAGTGATACCTGGTTTAATATGAACCATATTCGCATCTTTAAATGCCTCGGCATCTTTACCATCTAATTCAGTATTACCAATAATGGCCAACATAGCATCATTTAAGTCTGTCATGTAGTTAGCTGTATCTGATTCTGCAGCATCATAAGCGTCTATCAATGAAATCACATTCTCAAAGTCACCTTGCTTAAATTGGTCGTTTAGATATTCAATGATAGGAACGTCATTATAATAATGCTCAACTATATCAATAGATTCGAATTGGCTACCTTTCATCTTGATGTAGTAAATATCTTCATCCGTGTAGACTTCAACAAAATCTGTAGGTACTTTATCAACATCTTGTTTTGTGTAGTATCTGACACCAGCAAGCACTTTTTTATCTAGCGACTCATCATACACAACAAATGTA